GATTGAATAATTATTAGCAGATGCTGCAATACCATTTAATTTACTATGGTCAGCATCTGTAAATACGTTGCTATCACCAGCATTTTCTACAAGTGTTCTTATTTCTGCTGCTGTCTGATCTGCCGTGGCGTTAGCTTCTATTGCGTTTAATTTTGTATGGTCGGCATCAGTAAAGACGTTGCTATCATTTGCTGATTCTACTGCTGCTCTAATTTCTGCATCTGTTTGATCTGCCTTAGCATTAGCTTCAATACCATCTAGCTTTGCACCATCAACTGATAAGTCTCGACCATCTACTGTTTGACTACCAGTGAAAGTAATGTTTCCAGAAAATTGGTTAGCACCTAATCCCGCTAAGTTTCCTGTCGCTGTTACACCACCTTGCCAAGCTGATCCGTTATAAACTCTTAACTCATTTGAAGTCGTATTAAAAGCAAGATCTCCTTCATCGTTATTGCTAGATGGATCACTACTTGCAACACGATATCTAGCTGCAAAATCGTTTACTGTGCTCATGTTTGAAGCAACAGTATTTACATTTGAAATTGATCCTCCTACGGTATTTATATTAGAAATATTGGTCGCACAAGTATCTAGATCACTAACTATTGCTGTAGTTCCCAGAGTATTTAGATCAGAAACAGCATCAGAAGTTCCTAGTCTTCCTATCTCAGTAGCCTTTGCAGCCACAGTACCTATATCTGTTGCATCATTAGCGACTGCGGTTACATCGCTTGCTATTCCCGCAACAGTTGTCACATTCCCTGATATTCCGGCAACAGTTGTGACGTTGCTCGATATTCCAGCGACAGTTGTTACATTGCTCGCCACTCCAGCAACAGTCGTGACGTTGCTTGCTATTCCAGCAACAGTCGTGACGTTTGTAGCTATCCCTGCAACAGTAGTTACTTCTGTAGCTTTAGGAACTAATCTATGGAATACATAACTATGAGTTGTAGCTCCAGTCTCTACTAGCAACCCGAACGAAGCAGCATAAGTAGTATTAGCAGCTAACCCATTAATGGTAATTGTCTCACCATTGCTTACATTGCCATTAGAAATGGTTGCGACTCCAGATCCATCAGAGGTAAGGTTGTTTGCGAGAGCTTTAATAGAGACAATAGTTCCAGTGCCGTTATTAGGGTCAGGGTTAGCGTCAGGGAAAGATGTTTCATTTGCTATTGGTACAAAACCACCTACCTCATCAACTAAGTCAATAATCCTGTCATTGATTGCTGCTGTAGTTGCAATTGTTGTGTCATTGTCAGGGAAAGTCTGACCATTTTTTATCGTATCCCCACTACTAATATTGAAATAACGAGCATCCGCAGCTTTAGTCGTGAAATAAGTATTGTTATTTGCTGTATGTGCAGCTTGCTCAGTATCAGTAATTTTTGTGCTGGCAGCTAAATCAGTTGCCGTATCTGCATTACCTGTAACGTCACCAGTCACATCACCAGTCACATCACCAGTCACATCACCAGTTAAATTCCCCGTGACATTACCAGTTACGTTTCCTGTCGTATTACCCGTGACGTTACCCGTGACGTTACCCGTTAGAGCACCCGTAATCGTTCCATTAGCATTTACGTTGGTAAAGTTACCGACTGCTCTTGCATTGGCTCCAATCGTAGTACCATCAATTGCTCCACTATTTATATCAACTGTTGCAAAAGTAGCAGTCCCATCAACATTTAATGTGCTATCAAAATCTACAGCTCCAGTAACATCTAACGTCCCTGGAACATCTACATTATCTGTCCACTCGACACCAGATCCAGCAGTATTTGTTTGAAGTAATTGTCTAGCATTTCCGTCTTTTAATTTGCTTACTTCAATTTCTGCTGTATTACTTACGTCTGCATTTACAATCGTTCCGTCTTCTATTTGAGTTGTCGTAATACTTCCTGTTCTTTCTAGAAACGCTTTTGTTACTGCGTCTTGTGCTGCTGTTGGATCTCCTAAACCTGTAATCTTATTTGTTCCCATTGCGATTACTCCAGTCATGGAGCCGCCTACCTTTGGCAGGGCCGCGTTCGCAATATTTACAGCGCTAGTGCTATTAGTTAAAGCAGATTGCGCTTTAACAGCATTTAAAGCATTAAGATCATTCTGCTCTTGGACAACATATAAACACTGTAAATCTGCTTTATTCATCTCCTCCGCAGTCAAGTTTGATCCATCATTCCAAGGAGACAATTGCGAAGTCTTTGGCGTTTGCCTTTGAATTGTTAATTCTTCTCCAGAAGCAAGACCAGTGGCAAGAGTTATTTGTGTAGCACTTGAAAATGTATAGTCTGATCCTTCACTTAAAGTTGATGTCTGAGTGTCTAATAAAAGATCTCTCCCCTTGTAAACCTTGACATGAGATTTCAGCAGATAATTAGAACTGAAAGGCAGAGCAAAAACAGTCTGCCCTGTGTTCGTAATCTGCACATAGGTATCAGCCATCTTACGGGACTCTTACAAGGACGTAGTCCTTATTGTAAGGCTTAATCGGAATTTGCAAAGAATCACTTTATTCCTGAAAGAATCTTTGCTGCTGCACTTGAATCGTCAGTCCTCTTCTGTTGGCGTGTTGCACTATATAAATCACGGCGTTCTCTCCATTTCACAGCAGAACCCTCTTCGCTTAGATTTAATTGATTAACAGCTAATTGACCATAATAATTTTTAAGTTCTTGCATTAAGACGTAAGGCAGCTCCTTTTGTACTTCCTTTATTTCTTTATTAACAATTTCCTGAACCGTAGTTGTTGATTTGTTCTTCTTAAGTGCATCGTATTTAGGATCATTCATCAATGACCTAAACGCTTCAATAGGAGTTTTGCCTTCTACATGTTTAGCCAAAATGGTAGACATATCAATTGTTTCTCTCTTTTCTGTAGGAGATACTATTTGTCCCGCTGCTGCCCCTTTTGTAACCATTACACTTTTAATGACATCAGGGCTAATAACTATTTTCCTTTTAATATTTAAATTAGCTGTCTCTACATTACCTACAGTTGAACCATAAGTCTGGTTATATAACTGCTGTAAATCATCACTCATTGGCACTCCTTCTAACGTCTTAGTCATTAACGGCCCTGGAGGATTTAACAGATTTAAATGATTTAATTCTGCATAAACTTTGTCATTAGGATGTTCTCTTGGAGTAAATCTATGTTGCATATAACGACCTAAATTTTCACCCCAAGATAATCTTATCTTTGTGCCTAACCAATCCTTTTCTTTAAACTTACCACCGAAGAAAGGACTGCCTGGAAGGAGGTTATAAGCTATTTCATTTCTTACATATCTCTCTGTCTTTTCTAAGAAGCCAGGTTCAAATAAATCTGTTTCTTCTGCGGTCATAGGTCTTTCTGTGTAGACCTGACTTTGTTTTGCATTTAATAATCTTGATGCTTCTCTAGCAGGGCCAGATCCAGCCATTTGTCCCTGAATCAAATACCCTGTATATCGTGACATTTGATCACCGAATCCAGCAGCAGTCTCAGGAAAAATAACTTCAAACAATTGTTTAACATTTCCTACCGCAGTTTTCCTTGAAATGCTACCAAATCCAACCATAAAGATTGCATCTAATAAATTATATTTATCACGATCAGTTATTAAAGCGTGTTGTGCAGCAAAGCGAAAATCTTCTAATAAAAAGAGTGAACTAATAACTGGAATACCACCAATTAAAGGTACACCACCAATTGAATTTGGCTTTAATCCTTTTGCTTCTAATTCCCTTAACCACTCAGCTCTTTCTTTAAACATATATTCAGGAGGGCCATTGCCAACAATCAAGTCATTGGCACTTAACATCCCATATATAGCCATGACATGACCCATCATAATTGCATTTGATTTTGCTCTTCTTTGTTCGGCTGGATTTAATTTTTCGTAGTTAATAGCATCTCTTAAAGTTCCAAATGGAGTCCAAGACCAGTCCATACTTTCACCCATGAATGGTGCTTGCATGTAAGGAAAACCTAAATCAGCAACCCAACTTTCTCTCTTCAATTTCATCATCGTTTCATACGCTGTCTTCCCAGGATTTTGATCACTAGGTTTATTTTGGAAGCGTAATTCTTCACTAAAACGAGCAGCGTCTTGAGCCTCCGCAGCTCCCATAAATGGAGCCCCGTAAGTACCAGCTACAAACTCTTCTCTAATTGCATCTTCTATATCTACATCACCCATCATCTCTGGTGTTAAACCATTATCTTTTCGGTACTGTTTAACCATATCTTCTGTTACTTGATTGCTATAAAAATTATTTTTCATCTCAGTATTTATCCAATCATCTATTTTCTGCTGACTTAAATTTCCATCGGCATCTGTTAAACCAAGTTGAACACCTGACTTCCTTGCTTTCATTTCAAGGTCAAATCTAACCGAGTAATTATGAAAGAAGAATCCAGCGACATTATCTACAGCAGATAAAGCATTAAGAGCTGGACGAAGAGCAGCGGGATTTCCTGTCTTCTCATACATCCATATTTTTAAAGCTGCTGAACTACTGCCTGTGTAATACAAAGGATTTAATAACTGTTTTATTCTTGCTTTCTTAGTTCTTGGTTTGTAATCTCTTTGTTCCCTTAGCTTTATTAACTGTAAATCTGTTGGCTCATGATATTTACCATAGTGATCCGCAGCTCCAGAGTATTGCATTGATTTATTATCCCAAGCATCCATGAAAACTTCTTTCCATGAATCTCTTAATTTTCTTATTGCCGCACCATATCCAGCAAAATGGGCTTCAAACACATCTCGATAAGGTTTCATATCCTTAGTTCCCCAAGGAATATATGCAGCCTCTTCGTACATCTTTCGAGCTGGGCCGAAGATTGCTAAGACAGCATTGGAATTAACATTTAATAATTGAGTTCTTAAATTAAATAATTGCCAATCTTTCGCCACTAAGTTCCTAGTTCTCATCCTCTTGTCTTGCCAAGTCTTTGGATCGTAATGTTTGAAATAATCAACTCCTTTAATCCTTATATCTCCCAGAGCCATCTCCATTTGAATAAGAGCTTCTTTTCTATTTGACTTAAATAAATCAGCCGCAGCTAAAACTCTTGCTATCGGAGATTCTTCACTAAAATCTTCAGGCTTCATATCTCTTGCAGCCTGAACATTTGGAGCATCAATTGAATCATCAATATTTTCCGCAGCTCCTTTAGAAATAAGATCAAGATCTAAATCTTGATACCCTCTGCCCTGCATGGCTTTACCCATGTTTGACCAAGTATTTCTAATAAAGTCATACTGTCTCTCTGTCATTAAAGAGATTTTATATAAATCAAGAACCTCATCTAACAACTGATTTGATACAGCTTGAGGAATATCATTCCTCTGCATAAAATCAAATACCTCGCTAATTTTATTAATTAATTCTCTATGACTAACTTGATACATAGCTCTCACTCTTAAGAGCTTTTCAACTGCACCATTAAACGAATCTGAATTTCGCTCTAAAAGACCTAAAACATTTTCCTTAGAAACATCATTTCCTAAAGTCTCCGCTACTTCTTGAGCTGTTTCATTAACATCTGTATTTAAAAACTTCCATTCTTCAGGCATTAATCTTTGCCCACTCTTTTGCAAGGTTTTATTCATTAATGCAAAATCTTCGACGACTCCTTTTGGATTAGTTCTTAATAACTGAACGTAATTAGTTGGCTGACCTTGAGGAATATTTGTCTCAACATTTTTTGCATTTTCTATATTGCTTCCTATCTCTCCACTCTGTTCAATCTCTTTCATATCATCACCAAACTTCCCAGAAATATCTTTTTTAAGAGCGTCATCTGGAGGTAAATTTGATTGCTGGATTCCTTTAATCCTTGCTAGGTCAGCGTCATTTCTTGCCTTCTCTTGAATAAGGCGTTGACGTTCTTGGAATAATTCGTCGCAACTAGACATTAGGTACAGCCTCCTTTGTAGAACTTGGAATTGTTATTGCCCAGCAAGTCGTCATAGGCAAGCTTCTTAGCTTCTAGGAACTTAAAAATTTGCATAGTTAACTCAGGCATTTCTGCATTAATAGCTGCATCAATTCGAGGGACTAATCCCTGCAATTGTTTAGGTGTTAGCTTTTTAATTAATCCTTTTCTTGCAATCGTCCCATTCGCTGCTAACTCAAAGACATCAACAAAAGAAGGATCTTTCTTTCTAATGATGTTTATTTTTCTTCTTAATGCAGATAAGAACATTTTTATCCTTTCAAATGAAGATTTGATAGGCCCACTCTTTAATTTGATCTTGCGATTAGCAAACCAAACACCAAATGCTTCGGCTTGTATTTCAAATGGAGACATACCCTCTTTATAATTTCCACCGCCTTTCTTGATAATCTCTACCATATCTGCTAAACCTTTCTCAGAGAGAAGTGCTTCCTGATACTTAGTAGCACCTAAGAAATCCAACCATTTTTGAACAGAGTGAAATGATTCGTGTGCAGCATCAATTCCAAACCATCTTGGCGAAACTCCGTCGAGTGCTGATAATCCTCCAAGGCGATGGCCTAGATTTGGATGAAGGGCAAGAAGGATCATCGACTTGTGAACGTTTCCAGTCTGATCTCCGTAAAACAAACCTGAGGTTTGACCAGCAGCAGTTTTCGTTAAAGGATCATCAGGATTCCTAGCCATGAAGGTTGCATGATGTGGCCTCCACTCAGCAACAGAACTAATTGTGGCATCAAGACCAAATAATTTTATTGACTCTATTTCGTTTAAATAACCAAGTTTATCCGGTAAAAGACCAGATATTTTATAAGCATCCTTAAGTGCTTCCTTCGCTTCGTCTGCAAGAGCTTGTGATTGTTGAATCCTTCCTATTAAAGAGTTTTCAATCTCTGCTCCATAATTCATTAAATGTTGATTCTTAGTTATTTTTTCCCCTGCCTGAATCTCCATCAACTGTTGTCTTACTAGACGCTCGTTATATTCTCCACCTGTGAAATCTGTATCACGGCCAAAGCTGCTTTGCTGTATGCCACCACCACCTTCAGCAGCTTTTCTTGCAGCAGTTTGTTGATTGAAGTATTGCCTAGTTACCCATCTTCCGTCATATCCTCTTATCTTTCTTGGATCATCTGGATGAGGTGTCCCTGGCTCTATCTTTTTCCGTCCACGTTTAGCCGCAGGGGAAGCATCCATTCTGTTTTGCTGGTCTATTATTTCTTCTTGTGTTCTTGTTTTCTTAGGTAAGATCTCACCTTCAGCTTTCTTCTGTTCATAAGTTTTACTTTCGTAATCGCTAACTCTTCTTTCTGCAATCTTTTGATCTGCTTCTCTTGCAGCGTCTAGCTTTCCATTCTCTTCAATTAATCGAACTTCATTGTCTAATGCTTCAATAACATCATCAGTAACTTTTCCATTTAATAAATCATCTACAACTTTTTCAGAATTAAAATTACCTGGCTCTGGTGTCTTGGGAAGTGTTGTTGATGGTGGTCTTGCTTCTCCATTATCTAGAGCTTTCTTTGTGATTCCATTTAATAGCTCTCGTCTATCTCTTCTTGCTTGATTTAATACAAATCTCGACCCTGGAACTTGTTCAGTTACATTTAAACGTCTACCACTTAGGCTCGTTGTTACTCTTGCAAAATCTCTTAAAGCTCTTTGAACTCCTTCTTCTACCGTAACTCTTGCAACATTTAAAACATTTAAAACATCTCCCGCTGTATCAAGACCGCCTTTCCACTCGGAACCAATAGCCTTATCAATTGAATTTACTAATCTTTGATAAGCCAACATGTCATCTTTCTCAAACCCTCTTGTATCAACTCTTTCTATAGGTGCTTCACCTTCAACTTTTTCAGCCTTTAGACTTTCATTAATTCTCCTAACATTCGACATTGCCTCTTCATAGACATCAGGAGTTCTTTGAATAACTAAACCATCATTTGCCTGTAAATCTTTTAAAGCTTTAGCAATATCTATACGATCAATTGTTACCCAAGGATCACCTTTAACTTTACCAGTTAACTTTTTAATTCTCGCTAAAATCTTCTTATCTTCTAATAATTTACCTAATTGTTCTTTATTTAAATCATCCACCATTTCTAATTCAAATTCTAAACCTTCTTCACTTTCTTCTACTAAATTATATCTTTCAGTTGATGGAAACTCTTTTTCAGGAATAGGACGACTTAAGACCTCATCGGTAACTGTGACAACAGGCTCACCTGCCTCAACCCTTGTTTCAATTTCAATTAATTCTGCGGTACTACCTGTATCTAAAGCTTCCTCTAAAGCATCTGACTCAACAGCATTTTCAGGCTTTATATACTTATCTTTTAAAGATTGTTCTGCTCCTTCTGCTGTTGGTTTTGTTTCTTCAAAAGATAAAGTTCCTTGCGTGTATCCTCCATCAGTAGTTTCTTCAATTAGACCACTTTTAACTTGATTATTTCTTATATCAGTTCTACGGTTAAATATATCTTTAGAACGAATAGCACGATAAGTATTTTGGAAATTACCCTCTATCCAATCGTATGCTTTATTCGTAATAATATCTGCTTTTTCATAAATATTTTTCCCCGCTGCTAATGGCCCTTCAATATCAGGTTCCCACTTTTCAAATCCTGTCTTTGCATCTTTAATACCTTGCTTTAAAGGAAGATAATTTAATAGCCCTGCAAAAGCTGTACTTGCTGCAAGGTTGGGAAGAAAAGCTCTTTCGGCAGACTCCCACTTTGTTAACCCTGGAGTAATTGCTGGATCTTTAATCCCTGCCCAAGACAAAAATGAAGCAGCACTTCCACCTTCATTTCGATCTAACCAAGTTGAAGGAACTTCGTCTAAAGCATTAACAATAGAAAGACGACTAAAAGCACCCCACATGTTTTTAGCTTTTGCAGGGTTTAAATTTGCAGCAGCTCTAGTCAGCCAAGGAGCAGAAGCAGCAAGCGTTTGGTTTGCCGCAACAGCATTACCAATTCCTAATGTTCCAACTGCCAACCAGACATTAAGCATGAGACTTGATCTTGCCTCCATACCTTGAACTTCTTCTGTTGTCCATTCCGCTGGATCTTTGAATCCATGCGTTTTATATAAATTTCTTTGTGCTTCGTCTGTCCAACTACTAAACCATTTGTCTGTATAGCTACCTTCTCCCCAGTCACCAATATTTTGCAATGCCCCTGTTATTGCATCACCTGTTCCTAAATAAGCAGTATTAGCCCAATCCTTTGGAAGTACAGCTCTTGTTGCCCAATAGGGAACTCTTGCTGCAAACTTCCCTGGACTATCAATTCTTGTTAGCTCATGCTTGAAACCTCTAGTAATTCCTTCGGTGTAATAGTTAGTTAAACCTTCTACAACATTTAATTTTTCTTTTTCTACCTTCTCAAATGTATTAAGGAGATGGCCCATCTGACGCTGGTCATAATCTGGGGCAAGAATCCACCAAGCTAACTTGTCATACCAGGGAGATTTCTTTAAATAAGTATCTTGTTCCTCATTCCAAGGCTGTTTTAAATCAACGCCTGCCTCTGGGTGTAAACCAGCATTAGTAAGTTGCTCTCTTTTTTTATCGTACTTATTTGATATTTCATCTACTCTTGTCTGCTCATCATCTTTTTTCTCAATTACTTGAGGCTGAACAGCATTAGTCTCAGCTCCTATGTTCTCATCTTCATCATCCTCTTCAAGTAGATCGACGTTTAATGGTGTAGTTGTCATTGGTTAAACCCTCAAAGAGACAGAAGAATTTCCAGTTAAAATGTTGTTCAGAACATTGCTCGCTGAAGCCAATGCCCCAGGAAGAGCAACAGCAGTTAAAGAACCATCAATCAAACCTTTAGCTTGATTACCTTCATTCAAAAGTTGTAGACGTTCTTCCGCAGAAGGAGACCACTTAAATGGCTTTCCATTCAACTTTTCCCAAAGATCTATATTTTGTAGAAGTAATTTCGCTGGATTAATACCGTTTTGATTCGCTCCTCTTAATAAATTCAGAGGTAATTCAGATCCTTTCTTCGCTCTTTCCCAAATCTTTTTAGTTTCATCTGCTGAATAAATTGGTACTGTCTCCCATTGCTGCAATCTTTCTTTTGAAACTGGCATTGAAGCCTTGAAATAAATTCGATCTACTGGAACATTTACCTGTTTCTTTTCCTTATTATCTCCTCCTTCGTTTACATTTATTTTCTCCTGTGGTTTTTCTTTCACAACAGGATTACCAAGATGAGCCTTAAATAAATCTGATCCTATATATGTGTCAATAGCATCATTAATTGCTTCATTTTGTTGATCAATACTTAATTCATCTAACCCTAAATCAACTGCCTTCTTCCTTATAGCAATCATTGATTTTTCATATAAAGCTTGAGCTATTTTTGCTTCTGCTGTTGTTTTATCTAGCTCTCCAAAAGCCATGAAATCAATAATATCAAATTCTTCATTTTTCATTTCAGCTCTAAATATCCCTGTACTCATATCACCAGGGAAGTTAGCTTCTAATATTGCTTCCAATCTAAGTTTTAAAGTGTTATTTAGATTTGGTTTGTCGATACTTCTTTCTGCTGAAGATAATTTCTTAGTCCTTATTTTTTGATAACGATCTATTAATTGTTGTCTTTTTTCTGTAGCTCTACTTGGAACACTTTCCATCTTCTCCCAAAACAATTTTCTTTCTTCTAATGAGTCATAGTCATTCCCAATCAACATTTCTTGTCTTGTAAAAAACTTATCCCAACTAACAGTGTCAACCGATCCTTCTATCTTTTTATCAATAGCATCATTCCAGTTATTGATATATTCTAACTTCTTAGTAAAAGCAAGCCCTTTGAAATTTTCATCATCAAGTGCTTTTTTTTCTAACTCCTTTAAAGCTTCTGGATTATCTCTATTCTGATAAAATAACTTAGCATAAGTCTCTTCAAATGAAGCACTAAAATTCTTTTGACCTTTGTTATATTCTTTATAAGCAACAGAAGCAACTGAATCAGTATCTACATATAATCTAGGGCCATAAACATCT